CAGGACGTGCGGAGGGCTCGGAAGGACGCACTCATCCAGTGGATGGGCATCAACGACCGGGGTGTGGATTACACCGACGATCAGGAGTGGTGGAGCCGATGAGGACCGACTGGTTCAAGGTCGCGGAGGGGGTCACTACGGTGGTCCTCGCCGCTCTCGCAATCGCCTTCATGGCATTCGCTGTCACGCGAGACGAGGACAGCCGACCCCAGATTTACCAAACCATCAACGAGGTGGGAACCCGATGAAAAATTACAAGACGATCAAGGTTGCCGAGCAGTACGTCGGCACGATTGACAACGAGGGCTGGATTGTTGGCGATGAGCTTGTCCCCGATTTCCAAGTGCGCCATCCGCACGGGTATTTCCCTGTCGGCAGTGTCGTCCGTGTGACCATTGAAAAGGTCGAAGAAATGCCCGAGGTGAAGATCGGGCAGGTGTGGCGGCACAGGCGAGAACATTTCCTCGCCGTGGTCATCGGTTTAGACGCGGAGCGTGTTCGGGTCATCGTCGCTGACATTAAATCTCCAATCCACGGTACTGACCCAGTGTTTGTGCTTGATGACTTGCACGAGAGGTTCGACTTCGTGTGCGACATCAACGAGGTGGGACGCTAATGCAAACCGCAAACCGAAACATTTTCGACATCGAGGGCGAACTCGCCCAGATCGCCGAGGCGTTCGACCAGCTTGCCGACGGAGGCACCGAGGATGAGGTGCTCGCGGCAGTCGAGTCCTACTTTGCGGACCTTCTCCAGGAGCGGGACACGAAGCTCGACAACATCGCCCGCTTCATCGCAGGACGGCTCGCTTCCGCTGCTTTCCGCAAGGCCGAGGCCGACCGACTGAAGTCTCTCGCGACGACCGACGAGAACGCCGCGAAGAGGCTGAAGGACTACGTTAAGCATCTCTTCGACGCCAACGGTTGGACGAAGCTAGAGACGCCGCTTCACAAGTTCAGCGTCCAGCGGAACGGTGGAAAAGCTCCGTTAGTTGTGGACCCGACCGTAACTGGGGAATCCATCCCGGAGCGGTTCCGCAAAGTGAAGATCGAACTCGACACCGACGCACTCCGCTCCGCTCTAGAGGCTGGAGAGGACATCGAATGGGCTTGCATCGACGCGCCCGGAACCCATCTGAGGATCAAGTAATGAACGTAAAGGTTTTGGAACAGGTTGACCAATTCGTTTCGCGGATTGTGGACGGAGACAAGCTGAAGAACCCGGACATTTTCGGACCCGTCAGCGTGACCTTTGAGCGGAAGGACCAGTGGGACGGCCACACCTATCGGGTGACCGTCGAGCGCGTCGAGGTGTTGCCAGATATTAAGCCAGGTCAAACCTGGATCGAAAAGCAGACGGGAAATCGCTTCATCGTTATCTCGATCGACAAATTCGCCGAGCAAGTCGGACTCGTCCGGCCCGAACCCGGCAATGCTCTCCCGCTCCTTTGGAATTCATTTTTCCATTTCCGGGAGTGCTTCTTCCTTGCCCAAGACGTGTGCGAGGTGAGCGAATGAACGAACTAGCAACGATCAACAACAACGCGCCGATGGTGGCGTTCTCGTCGGACAAGCTCGAACTTCTGAAACGCACCATCTGCAAGGGCGCGAGCGATGACGAGTTCAGCCTCTTTTCCGCACAGTGCCAGCGCACCGGACTTGATCCGTTCGCCCGGCAGATCTACGCCGTGAAGCGTTGGGACAGCAAGGAGCGACGCGAGGTCATGAGCGTGCACGTCTCGATCGACGGCTTCCGGCTCATCGCCGAAAGAACGGGCGAATACGAGGGTCAGACCGAACCTCTCTGGTGCGGTCCCGATGGCGTGTGGCGAGACGTGTGGCTCGATGCCATGCCTCCAGCCGCGGCGAAGATCGGAGTGTTCCGCAAGGGCTTCCAGTCGCCCGTGTTCGCGGTTGCCCGCTTCGACTCCTACAAGCAGACGAACAAGGAAGGAGGCCTCAGCGGTTTGTGGGCGAAGATGCCCGACGTGATGATCGCGAAGTGCGCCGAGGCATTAGCCCTCCGTAAGGCGTTCCCGCAGGAACTCAGCGGACTCTACACGGCTGATGAGATGGCTCAGGCATCCGCACCGCAACCGATGCCAGCAACCGTGAGCGCATCCGAACGCGAGCGAAACGCGGGCAAGGCGCTTAAGCGTATGGGGCTGAGTAAAGCGGACTTCGACCTGTTCAAGGCCAAGTGCCAGGAAGAAGGCGTCTCATGGGTAGACGTGGTGCTCGACGCCGAACAAGACGGTGTTTCGACCAAAGCAGAGCTTTACCTTTACGCCTTCGACGGGGTGAAGCCGTCGAGCGACGAGGAAGTTATCGAAGGAGAGATCACCGAAGAGGTGGCTGCATGAACCGAATCGTTATCATCGGGCGTTTGACCCGAGACCCAGAGCTTCGGACGACCAGCACGGGCAAGAGCTACGCAATGTTCAGCGTCGCAGTGAACAAGCGGATCAAGCCGCAGAACGAAGGCGAGCCTACGGCGGACTTCTTCAACGTCAAGGTCTGGGGTCAAACCGCCGACTACGTGGGCAACTACCTCACGAAGGGGCGACTCGTCTCGGTCGATGGACGGATGGAGAGCCGCAAGTACACCGACCAACAGGGCATCCAGCGCGAAGCATGGGAGATCAACGCTGACTCGGTTAGTGGGTTAGACCGACCTCGAGACGATGCGTCCCAATCTGGCTCAAACAGTCCCAAAGCGGCGCAATCAACGGCTCAATCGGGCGAAGAATGGGACCCATTTTCTGACGAGGAATAACATGAAGCAACAATTCAAGCACCCATTAGAAGACCTCGTCCTGAGCCTTATGCGGAAGCATGTGGCAATGGATGCGCCGAAGCTCGCGCCACTTCTCAGCGGATCTAACTCGCATGGGGTAAAGCCGTACAGCGTGGTCGCGAAAGACGTGCTAGGCGTTCTGCTCGAGCAGGGAAAAACCTATCAGGACGCTGACGGTTGGCACTACGTGAAGGCTCCCCTCACATCTCAGGAGGTGGAGTGAATGGGTTGGCAACCGATCGAGACGGCTCCGAAGGACGGGACTGAGATTTTGGCGTGGGTCCAGCCTAGAACATCAAGAGGATTCTCCGTCTTGGCGCGCTGGTACTCAGATAAGTTTTCCAAAGACCCTCAACCCTATTGGATGTTGCTTATGCCGAGTCGCACTTGCGAGTTTGACCGGCACAATCAGCCCACCCACTGGATGCCCCTTCCCGAACCGCCGCAGGAGGTGGAGTGATGCTCCCCTCGGACATCTGCCGATGCTCCAACGACGCCTGTTCAAAAGCGGACAGGTGTCGGAGGTTCCTCGCCTTAGAAGATAAGAGCGACTACTACCCGGTGATGCGATTTCTTGAAGAGGATTGCAAGATGTTTATGGAGGCACCCCGTGATTGACCTCAACCAGTTAGTGAGCCTGATGACGCGAGGGGACAGGCCGGAAGTGGCTATCTACCACGGACGCTACGACATCGAGCAATTGCGGGAAGCGGCAAAGCTCATGGCAAAGGCAGTGGAGCAGATTGAATTGGGGCTGAAGAACGGAGGGTGGAAATGAGCTACGCACAGACATACGAGGAGTTGACTTCCGAGCAACTCAGCCAGCGGTACCAGCTAGAGCTTCGACGGCTCCGCGAGATCGATCAAGAGGAAGCACGGGTACGAATGCGCGTCCTCGCGATCGAGAAGGAACTGAAGAGCCGGGGGTTGAACTGATGGCGTTTAGCGCAAAGATTCTCGCCGACTCGCTCCATCCAAACGGCGTGAAACGCTTAACGACGTTCGAGATTACGTTCCCTAGGTGCATCCTCGCCGAGTTCAACACCCACCGGATGATCAGCCGGAACGCGGCAAGCAGTCGCGCCATCCCGGTCGAGAAGCTCGTTGAGATGGTGAAAGATGACCCGTTCATCCCTGAGTTCCGAGCGAACCAAAAAGGGATGCAAGCGGGAGACTTGCTACCCGAGAACAACGCTGAAGCGGCTCGTGTTGCGTGGAAGCTCGCACTCGATGAGGCTCTAACGAACGCACTGACACTGAGCGCAATCGGCGTTCACAAGCAGTACGCGAACCGTTTACTCGAACCGTTCATGTGGGTGACGGTGATCGCGACAGCGACCGAGTGGACGAACTTCCTCGCGCTTCGTTGCGCTGAGGATGCAGAGCCGTCCTTCCAGCGGATCGCCCGAATGATGCTCGATCTTTACCGGACGAGCCAGCCGAAACAACTGCAGTCGGGCGACTGGCATTTGCCGATGATCGACGAGGACGAAGCGAAGGACTGGACCGAGGAAATGCAGCTCATGGTCTCGGTCGGTCGTTGCGCCCGCGTGTCCTATTTGACGCACGACGGCAAGCGCGATCCGATCGCGGACATGGACCTGCACGACAGGCTCATGACGTCGGGTCATTGGTCGCCGTTCGAACACCAGGCGATGGCCGTGACGAGGACTGCTTTCATCTCAGGAAACTTCCACGGTTTCGAGCAGTACCGCAAAATGTTCCAAGGCGAAAACGCGACCGATCTTCCGGTGGTGGAGCGATGATCAACGAATCGCTTGGGCTCGTCCATGAGCGCCCGCCCCTTATGATGTCCATCCCAAGGGCGGCAAAGGAACTTGGCGTCAGTGCCTCGATGGTAGAGACGCTCATCCGCGACAAGCTGATCAGACCATGCCAGATGAGAACTGGCGGCGAGAGGCGGATCAGTTATCCCGAGCTTCTTCGCTACGTGGCGGAGCGGGATGCCGCCGGAATAGAAAGGTAGAGTCCCCTGCATGAGAGCACCGATGCAGGGGACCAAGCTCTCCGATGGCAGATGGCGCGTCGTCGTCGTTTTGACCGGAGAGCGGGGGGAGAAAATCAGGAAGGGGTTCGAGAGGCGGACGCAGAAACTAGCGCAAGACGCCGCCCTCGAATTCCTGCGGGACAACGGCCGGCAAGTGGTGGACCCGACGTGCGGCACCGTGTCAAAGCTCGTCGAGCTGGTGCAGCTCGATCTCTGGAAACACCTGTCGCCCAACACGAAGAAGAACTACACCTATTACATTGATATGTTCCTGGCCGATCATGGCGAACTGTTGGTCGATGAGATCACGCCACCGCTGATCACGAGCTATCTGAAACGCTACAGCGCCAAGAGCAAGAGGACGATGGACGAGCACGTCAAGGTGCTGAAGTCGGTGTTCGGCTATGCGGCATCGGATCTAGGCTGGATCGATCGAAGCCCGGTAGAGGACGCAAGAAAGCCAAAGACCTCCGGCAAGACGACTGACTGGCCCGTCCTGACCAGAGCGCAGTTCGACAAGATTCTGCCGCACTTGCCAGAGCCGTACCATCTTTTCTACCGTCTGCTCGCCGAGACCGGAGCCAGACCCAGCGAGGCGTGGGGGGTCGATACAGAGGAACGACTCGAGTTCATCCAGGACGTGTGGTGGTTCGTCGTCAAGAGGGGCAAGACCGAAGCCTCGACACGCAGAGTCCCGATCCCCGACGCCCTGGCGCGTGACCTTCAGGCGGCAGGGAAGTTCCCGTTCTCCTCGTTCGGCAAGCTGGTCCAACCGGCCAAGCACCTTCGCGATGTCTGGGAGACGGCAATGGAAGCGGCACAGATTCCGTACACCCGCCCCTACGAAGTGAGGGCGATGCGGATCAACGAGTGGCGAAGGATGGCACTACCGGGTCTCGTTCGGCGCACGATGGTAGGCCATACGTCCGAGCGGACCACCAACGATTGGTACGACCACGTCGATGCGGTCGAGGTGCTGAAGGCTTTAGGTCTTCGATCCGTCAACGCGAAAGACGAACCGGAATGATCCCCGGTGTGGGGTGCAGTGTGGGGTGATTTTCCGCAGGGGGCGAGATTTCGCCCGATTTGAACCTAAAAACTGGTGGAGGCAAGGGGACTCGAACCCCTAACCCCCTGCTTGCAAAGCAGTTTTGGGTTCATTCCACCCCACACTAACGGGTTTAGCAACCAACACTACACCAACCCTAGCCGATGCTAGACAGTGTGGGGCAGTGTGGGGGACAGTGTGGGATAATTCGCCATGCCCCCGCGATTCGTTTTAGGTGAAGATCAAGACCTCAGGGAATGGTTGGTCCATCTCCAATCCCCACGGTTTGCTTGCCGTGTGGCTGAGGATGGCGAAGGCGTTGACGGTTACGAATTCGAGAGCGGAGTGTTCACCGATTTTTCATGGATCGACGAAGAGCCGAGCATCGAAGTGCTCGAAGCGATCCTCTTCGACGCCGCAGATTTCGTGGAAAAGCTCTGCCCGTAAACAAAAAAAAAGAAGCCCCGCCGGATACTTCCGAGGGGCTTTGACGTTCGTGGTTGGCGTTACGATTCTGGCGCGACCGGCAACGACTGGATGATCGCCGCCGCCGCCTCATAAATTTCACCGGGTCCACAGTCGTCGAGGATGTCGGCTCCGAGCTTCCCGCTGATCGCACGTACGCGGATGTGCGAAGGAAGCAGCGCGTTGATCGCCGATTCCTGCTCAGGTGTGCAAGTGATCCACATCATACAGCCCTCCCAAGTGCCGTCTGAAACGCCTGCAAAGCGTTGTGGAACGCGAGAGCCTCAGCCGAGGATAGCGTGTCCGTCACCCAGTAAGCCGACATCGGCCCAGCCGTAAACTGCGTTGGAGTCCCAGACGCATTCCGAGCGAACACAAACCAACTCTGAGCAATTGGCGCAGGAGTGGTCGATGTCGTCGAGTTGGCGACTGAGACGCCGTTTTGATAGAGATCGAGCCGAGTAGAAGACGACCGATCAACGTGCAACGAGCCAACGGGAATCGTGGCCGCAACCGTCGCAACCGTGGTTTTACCAAAACGACCCCCGTAGTTCGGCGTAATGTTCTGTTGCACGAAATAGTTGTCGGTCGCGTCGGACGCACCCATTAGCGAGCGCGACGCGACCGATGGGACAGTGGCACGGAGATAAAAACCATATCCTCCTGTCGCACCTGTACTTTGCACTCCAATGTCGAGGTATTTGTTGGACGTGTTTCCGGTCAAGCCGCTCAATTCGTCGTAATCCCCGGAAACGAAATTGACCGACGTTGCGTTTGCGAACGTGAAATTCCCCGCTCCGTCACCGATGAACTGCACCAACGCCGCTGAGAGGTTCGATCCACATAGCAGGTTCAGGATTCGTAGCTTGTTCAGGAACCCGTCCCGCCGAGCCGCACGGATGAACGTATCAGTCGCGGCGAGAGTGTTGGTGGACAGCGTGCCCCCGGCGGCAACTACCGCCGAGTTGAACTGCACCACCAACGAGTCGTAAGACGGACCATCCTCGCGGATGAACTGAGCCTGAACCCGAGGAAGGCGAGGCAGAACCCTCGTTACCATACGAACACCCGCGCCGTGACGTTGTTGCTCGATGCCGCGCGAACGATGTAAGCCACAGTGCCCGCACCCACAAACAACTCGCGGGTCTCGCCCGGTGCGATCCGAAGGTCGTACTGAGCTTCGACGGTCGCCTGGCTCGGCAACGAATCGCCTTTCGGCAGCACCTTCACATGGACGTTGTTCGTCGTCCCATTGTTGGTCAGGATCATCGAGCGATCCTGGTCTTCATCCGCATCGGTCCCTGTCCAAAGGGACTGACCATTGATCCGAAGGACCGTGGTCGAGACCGAAACGGTCTGAGGTGCGCGGCGGGCATTAAAGTTGATGGGCATGGTTTGGGTTCCTTACGAGAAGTTCTTGCCGTCGGGCGAGGTGTAGAAGACGCGGCTGCCGCCGCTTGAGACGGTCAGCCCGATCGTGAGCTCGTTGCCACCGGAACCGATGGACGCGCATCCGACCGGACCGTCGTCCAGTCCGGAGAGGTTGGTGTCTCCCGACTCGACGATCGTCGATCCGTCGGGAGAAATGAGCGTGTACTTGAGCGTGCCGGCATCCAGCCGATACGCCCAGATCGAAAGGTCGGGAGCGATGGTCACCGCCCCTTGCGAAGCCGATCCGAGTGTCTGTGCGATAGTGAAGGACCCTCCTTCGTCGGTCGTGCCCTGCAGCGTGGTCGAAGCGCCCCCGACGAGCAACCAGAGCGTGCGGTCCTGATCTAGTCCCCACGCTCCCGACACCCACTCGCAAGGCACGCCCGTGTCGAACGGCGTGATCGCGGATGGGTTCGGGTCGTCGCTGAATCCCAGCCATAGCGTGTCGTCCTTCTCGAACCCCACGCAGTGCCGGGTGTCCTGGGAGATCGCGTAGAAGGCGACGTCGCCGCCGCCCACCGATCCCGGAAGAAGCAGATAGCCGCGCCACGGCCGAAGCCGCGCGTACCACTCCGTCCCGTCGGAAAGCCGCCAATCGTAGCCCTCGGTCCCGTCGACGACGAGCTCGTGCCACGCCCAAGCCCAGCCGCCGGAAACCGTCAGCCCCGAGAGCTTGTCGACCAACGGCGACCCGTACAAGAGCTCGATGTCGTCGCCCGGAGCGACGTGCCACCGCCGCGCTGGGCAGTGCGAGTAGCTCTTGAGCTTGTACGGAGCGACCGATCCTTCGTCCCACCCGGAAGCCGACGTGCGCTCGCGCCGCGGCAGGAACGCCAACGGCGGCGGCTCTCTGTACGAGCTCACCAAGCAGTTGATCGGCCCGACCTCGGAGTTCACCCAGAAAGCCGACGTTACCGCTTGCTGATTGAACGGGTCCGAAGCGAGGTGCTTGATCTGCGTCCATTCGACCCCTTCCTCGTAGAGCGACTGGATCTCCGCCGTCAGCCCGTCGGTGACGGCTTTGTGCTGGAAGATCAGCCGCTTCGAGCGGATCGCGTCCCACACCGTCTGCTGGTTCTGCTGCGGGTGCACTGAGGGCGGAAACTGCACCGAGTTCGTCGTATAGTTCCAATGGGCCAGCGTGCCCAAGCGGACCCCCGGCGAGTCGCTCCCGAAGACCGTCGAATGCTGCGCCGTCTCGGCGAGGTTGCGCCACTGGTCCCATTCGAGGTTTCGGAAACGAGGATGCTCGATCGTCGTCGTGACCGATGTCGACCGCACGACCTTCCACCGGAGCTTCTCCGCGGTAAACCCGTTCAAAAGCCCCGGCGCGAAAGATCGTTCGGCATCCGAAGCGATGAGCGGCGCGATCGACTTCGCCGCCTTTCGCTCGATGCACGTATCGGGAAGATAATCCTGTCCAAAGTCGTTCTCGGCGGTATGCCCATACTTCGAGCCAAGATCGCCCTGCAGCCGAGGGTGCCACCCCTGATCGCCGAGCGGATTGATCCGAAGTTCCGAGCCATCCACCCCGACGAGGTAAACCTCTACCGAAGTCGCACCCGTCCAATCCGTACGGATTTCATCCGCAAGATGCGCCGCAAGGTAAGGCTCGACCGACATCGACCCGAGATCGAAGTCGAGCGTGAACGACGCCGGCCCGGTCCCGCTCGCTACCACCACGCCCGCCGCCGTCACCGTCAGCGGGTCGATCTCTTCGCAAGAGTAGCGCGGCCCCGAGGTTTCGTCGGCCCCGCACTCGACCATCACCGGCTTCTGCGCATAGAACCGCGACACGCCCCAAGGCACCGGAACGCCGAGCGTGTCCGTCCAAAGCGCGCGTAGCCCGCAGTTGGTCACCGGCTCCGTAATGACGTGGTTGCGACGGCCGCTCCCGCCCGAAGGCAGTCCCGGGTTTCGCATGTGCTGCTGGCGCGCTGGATACCAATAATCATCGAGCGCCACCGGATCGCCGTCGATCTTCCACCGCACCGAATCCGACGCCGTATCCGGCGGGAACCAAAGCCCGAAGGACCAGTGAGGATTGACCCAAGTGTTGAACCAGATCGGAACCCAGCTCACGTTGTGGCGCAGGTAGTTCGCCGTATCTCCGACCGTCAGCCGGTTATAGGCGAAGATGTACGACCGCGAGCTCGTCTCGATCTGCGTCGTGCGGAGCCGCGTTCGCTGGCCAACGTACTGGACCGGCGAGTACACTGGCTCGCTCATCGGTGCCGTGATCGTCGCCGCCGCGCCATCGTTGACCTCTTCGAACAATTGCGTCAGCGGCCCGTAGACCTCATCCGTAGACGAGCTGCTGATATCGGAGATCGGCTCGAAGAGGCAGTCCGTGACCGCATCGGAAGAAGCGGTCGTCGCCTCTATCTTCGGAAAGCCCCACCGGAACACCAACGCCGCGTAATCGGAGGTGTCCATCAAGACCACCGACCGATCGAGAGAAGGCGCGATGATCACCTTGCACTGCCCGCGATCCTGGGTCACGATCGCCCCGGTGTCCGTGATCGTGTCGTACGCCTGGGCGGAGATCGACCACGTATCCGAACCGCTCACTGTGCCCGTGTTGAACGCGCCGCCCGTGTGAGGGTTCGCAGGCAGATCGACCGCCGGCGTCACCCAGTCCGACTCGCCCGTGTAACGGATGCGGTACCCGCCGACCACCGAGCTCGTCGAAGTCCGCGTCGCCGCCGCCGGTCGCCCGGGAGAGAGACAACCGATCGCCACCGCCGGATTTACTCCCGCGGCAGGCTCCATCTCCGGAGGGATGCCGAACATCGGGATGCTCGAGGGCGTCGGCATCATCGGCGAGTAATGGTCCAGCGCGGAAGACGTGTGCTCTACCGCGCCCCTTACGATCCACTTGAGCGTGTCGAACTTCACCCGCCAGACGGCGGTGTGATCCATATAGATTTTCAGCCCCTCGACGTGCACCAGCTGGTCCACCAGCGCCGAGTCGGAGTAGGACCGAGTTTCGTCGATCCCCAGCAGCGGCACCACCAGGCGCACCTGTTGCGTCGTCCCCCCGCCGGTCTGGTTGGCCTCGTGCACCATCCGGATGCCCGTCGCGACCGACGAGAACGACGGTGTCCACCGGGTCAGGATCTCGCCCGTCCAACCGATCGAGAAACCGCCCCCGATGGACCCGCCGCCCGACGATTCCAGCCTCAGCTGATATTCCCCGTCGAAAATTTTCCCGCAGAACATGGTTGATCAGGCCGCGTAGATTCCGGCGTTTAGAAATTTCGCGACCTGCTCCCAGCCCGGCCGACGGATGATGCGGTTTCTAGCCCTGGAGCGGTTCACCGCGACGATGGAGGCGAGATCGTTACCGCCCAATCCGAACGGGTTGCCCGACCCGAGCAGAACGCCCGTCATCCGGCACTCGGCCCAGCTGAGATCGACCTGCGACGTCACGAACGTGGCAGAGATGCTCGAGATGCGGAAATCGCCCCGACCGTCGAGCGTCACCACGTCGCCGCGCCAGACCGGCACTCCGTCGATCACCGGCCACAGGCACGTCCACTCGGCCGCGAAACGGCGCTGCGAAACGACGGGCATCAGATATTCGGCGCACCGGACCGCCGCCTCCTCGCTCGTGATGCGCGGATCCAAAACCCCCATGATCCGAGGGTTGCCGACCCAATTGTCAGGACGGAGCGACGGAGCCGTCGTAGGGTTTTTGCTGGCCGCATCCTCGATGAACGCCTGCACCGGTTGCCCGGACCGAGGATCGAGCCCCGTGACCCGCACCTCGTTCGCCTCGATCTCCAGTGCCCGTGCGCGAAAACCGCCGTAGAACTGAGGGTCCACCGCAGACGCCGCGTCTGCCGCATCCTGGTTAGGATAGAGCGTGACCAGCGGGGTCGTCGGCATCGTGTCCGGATCGAGGAACACCCACTGCAGCCCCGTCGCACTGGGACGGTTGCCCATCATGAACCCCGCCGCGAACGTCTCATGGAGCCGCTGCAACACCGACGCCGCCGTGTCCCCGACCTCGATCAAGAAGTTGAAGTCGCCCGAATCTTTGGAAGGAATCTCCGGGATGTAGAAGTCCACATCTTCGAGCAGCATCCCCGTCAGCGCCGGATCGGTGTCGAAGGTGAATCCCGCCCGCTCGAGCACGAAGCGCACCGCGCTCATGCCCGTCGGCGAGGAAAGCTTCAGCCCGTCGAGCGGCACCCGCTCCCGGAACGTGTAGCTCTCGAGCAACGCGGCATAGTCCCGCGCCTCAAGAATCCCCCGCGACCCTTCGTCGTCCGTGCCCCACACGAATTCCGGCGGCAGCGTCACCCCGTCGAGCACCGGACACTCGTCGACGTTCACGAAGATCGGTCGGTCGGAGCTCATCAAAAGCCCGGGAATGTCGACGTCGTCGACCTCTTCCGGCTTGTTGAACTCCATCCGAAACCGCACCCCGAACGGATCGTCCGGAACCTCGATCGTCGGAGCGTTGTCGGCCATAGGCCAGTCGGAAATGTCCGTCTCCTCGCTGTCGTCGGTCAGCTCGTAAGCCGACTCGTACGCCGCGTGCGCCCCGTAGACGAACGGCGAGTAAGACCCGTCGCCCGTCAGCGTCAGCTTGATCCGGCAGTCGCGAAGCGTGCCGTTGGGAGTGAACGCCGAAACCCCGTCCGCGCCCACCACAGAGAACGAAACCCCCGTCGTTCCCGCGAACGCAGGATCCGCGAGCACCCGCGCGTTGGTCACCGCGGCCGCCGGCGCGTCGTTGCCCCATGTCTCGAGCACCGCGCCCGTCACCGGAGCGTCGGCGAGCTGGATCGGGAGCGAGGTCGCATAACCGGAGGTCGGAAACTTCACCGGCGCGATCTGGAACGTCGGTCGCCCGTTCGGCACCTGCAGCCAAAACTTCTCGTTCGGAACGATCACCGGCGCCGGGTCGTCCTCCGGGATCTCGGAAAAGACGTGCACGAACGACTGGCCGCCCGACGACAGCACCATCAGCTCGCGCCGCCGGATCGGGAGCAAAAGCAGGTCGGTGAACTTCGACCCGCTGAGCGACCCGAGCGAATAAGACCCCCGGAACTCGCCCTCGCGCCACACGTCCGCGCGCCCGTTCGTGTAGAACCGGATCGACACCCCCGACAGATAATCGAGCGTGTCGCCCCATCCGCAATCGAGAAGCACCGTGTCCTGGTCGTTGCCGGGGGAGAACACGAAGAACGAGATCACAAACCCACGGTTCACGCCGTAGGTGCTCGTCGTGCAGACCGTCTCGTTCGTGGTCGTCGCCGGCGTCAGCCACCAGTCGCCCACCGCAAGCTTCTCCTGCTCGACCCAATCTGCCGACGTTAGCGTAAGGTCGCTCTTACGGAGCTTCGCGTAAAGCCCGGTCGACGTCCGGTGGTAGCCCGGATACGCCACCGCTGGCCGAAGCATCAGCGTTTGCGTCGTCGGCTCGATCCAAGTGTCCTCCCAGACATCCCCGTCGAGCTCGCTCCCGCCGGCGGTCATCGAGATGCGATCGCGCTTAAGGCGGCGCTGCGCCCCGTCGAGTGAGATGGATAGAGCCATTTAGAACCTCGTCGGCGAATTTCCGAGCCGACCGAACGCGAGCTCGTTCGCGCCGTACATCTCCCGCTTGATCGCGTCGACCAACGCGAACACCTGCCGCTCGATCGCGCCGCCGCCCGTCGGAGTGCCCTTCAGCACCTTCGCGACGTTCACCGGCGACATCGCCTGCGACCCGATCGTGCCGCCGCCGAGGATCCGCTGATCGAGCTGCAGCATCTCCTTCGTGTTCGATGCGATCTCCCTAAGGAAAGAGGTCTGATCGCTCTCGTCGAAAGCCTTTTCTAGCGCGTCCGCTTCCTTCTCCGCGTCCTTCTCGGCCTTCTTGTCCTTCGCCATCGCGCGTTCGCCCGCCATCTGCGCGAGGCCGCCCATATCCAAGCCGCCTTCGGGCTTCTGGCCCGCCTTCGCCATCCGACGCCGACCGAGCTCCATGTCGGCGAGAATGTTCGCCTTGTTGGCGTCGAACGTGTCGTTGTAGCCCGCGCCCTCGAACGCCTGGCCGATCATCGAGAACTTCCATAGCGGACCCAGGATCGGCGACACCATCTCGCCAAGGATCTTCATCCCCTTGATGAACTGCGCCAGCATGTCGATCGCCGTCTTGATCCCCGCGACGATGTTCACGAACACGCCCTCGATGCCGGTCGGGCCGTCCGTCCCCATGTTGAAGAGCTCCGCGACGCTTTCCCCGAGCGACTGGAACACGCCGCCTTCGCTCGCGATCTCGACCACCGACCCGAGCGCCTCGGCCATCGGACGAAGCGCCACGTTGATCGCCTCTCCCGCCGAGATCGTCGCGAAGTTGAACGCGTCCCCGAGGTTGTCGAAGGCGTTGCGCGTGCCGCCGGCGACCCGCTCCTGCTCCTTGAGAACCATCGTGATTGAGGCGAGCACCGCCGTCGCCGTGACGCCCATTTTCTTGAGCTCTTCGGTGTCGGAGGTCCCGAACGCGTCCTTGAGGATCTTCGCCGCCGGAATCCCCGCTTCCATCAGCTGCAGGACCTCTTCGCCCTGCAGGAACGGCTTGTTCGCGATCTGGCTCACCGCCATCATCACCCGGTCGAACTGCTCCTTCCCGCCGCCGGCGCGCGCGTTCGCGTTGCCGAACTGCTTGATCAGCTCTTCCGCGAACCCGGACTGAACGCCCGAGTTCCGAAGCATCGTGTACGCCTTCACCGACTCTTCGAAGCCGAGGCCCGGCATCCGCGCGATCTGCTTCATCCGCTCGATCGCCTTCGCCGCATTGTCCGCGGATCCTTCCACCGCGACCAGCGCCATCTTCATCGACTCGAAGTTCGCCGCCGCCTGGGAAGCGCCCCCGACGATCTTGTTCACCGCTACCGCCGCCGCACTGATCGCCGCCACCGCCGCCGTGATCGCGATCGCCGTTCGGTTGTACGCGTGCCCAACCGACTTCGCCGCCTGCCCCGCGGTCGAGAACGCCCCCGCGGTCGCCTTCAACGAGCCCTGCACCCGCTGGGCCTTTCCGCTGAATTGGTCCTGAAGTTGGAACCGGGTGATCAACGTATCTGCGACGGTAGCCATATAATCCTTTTGTGGTTCCTTTCGTTTTCACTCCGGCAGATCAGATGCAACCTGTTTATTGCATCGGGTGCCGAACGCACATCCCGCTGGCGGTTTCGAACGCCAACAAGGGTTACTGCCCAACGTGCGTGCCGCCGCCGAAGGTCGTCCCCGTGGTCGACCCGCCCAAGCACGCTTACTGCCCGCAGTGCCAGTCGATCGAGCTGGAAGACATCGTCCACCGCGAACCGACCTCGGCGCGGGCGATCTGGTACACCGGGGTCGCGACCACCATCTTCTCCTTCTTCACCTGTCTCTGGATCCTGCTGGCGGTCACGATCCCGATCGCCCTCGTCGGCATCTCGCTCCCCTGGTCGAAGGTCACCGGGACGAGCCGAAGGTGCACCGCATGCGGCAACCAGTGGCGAATTTAGAGCCCCATCATCACGAGGGGCCACATCGGGCCGGCGTGCTTCATCAGCTCCTGCCGCTCTTCGAACTTGATGCGCCGAAGCGCGATCACCGAAGGCAAGGCGTCTTCCTGCTCGGGGGTCAGGAAGTCGGGGTGCTTGCCGAACGCCTCGAGCGACGCTTCTAACCGCTCTCGGTATCGTTCGTCGCGCTTGAGCCTTTTCCCTCGAGCTCTTCCACCGCGCGCATCGCGTGCACGTAGCACGATTCGAGCCCTTCATCGATCTGCCGATTCAAGTGGATCATCAGATCGGGCGCGGTCAAGATGCGGCACGCCGCATCGAGCGGGATCTTCGGCTCTTGGCTCACCGTGTGCAAGAGGTGCGCCATCATCGCCTCGGTCGCGTCTTGAGGCAAGTGGTCCTTGAACGGATGGATCGACCATTGGGCCGTCCCCTTCGCCGGGAGCGACGCGTACCACTTGGCAGCGGCCTTCTCCCAAGCCTTCCGCTCCGACACCCGGCGGAACGGCTTACAGACGACCTTGCGACCGTCCGGGAACCAGATATCGAAACTCTCCTTCGGCGCGTACCGGGCGAGCACCGCATCGACGTCGAACTCGGCCGCGGCCGGCGCGGTGGTCGAAACCTCCGCACCGGCCTTTTGCGCCTCTCGGTTCACCGCCGAGACCGTCCGAGGGTTAAGCCCCATCCTCTTCGCCTTCCGGCGCTGCCGGAGGGGTGACCGTGCCGAAGCCGCCGCCGATTTGCTCTGCGATGTCAGTTGGATTCATGTTTGCTCCTTACGCGATCGTGAACGCGCCCGTGTTGATGAACTGGTAGCGCGCCATCACGAGCGCGCCGTCTTGAATTTCTAGGCTGAGGCTCTGGAAGATGAACGAGCCCGAGATCACCGATCCGGTCGAAGCCGTAGTGGTGGCCGAGATCGTGACCGGCGTCTTGTACGCGTTGAGCGCCTTCTCCAAGAGGCTGGTCGTCCCGCTCGGCAGCACGCTCCCCTTGCGAGGCCCGAGCGTCAGGTCGACCATCTGCAGTCCGTCCCGCTCGGCCGACCAAGTCTCGCCCGTGATCAAAGCAGGGAACTCGATCGTCACGCCGTTCACCACCGCGGTGATCGTCTTCACCCGGTTGGAGTGGGTCGTGTTCGCCGCATCGCCGAGCAGCGGCACGACGCCCGTGTTGGGCACCGCCACCCTCGCCGATCCGCTCACCCGGCGCTTCACGTTCTGCCGGACCCGAAACGCGGTTCCGACCGTCGGCACTTCTGCCTGGGCGTAAGCCACCTCGATCGAGGCCCGCTCGAGCCCGAGCGTCAGCGCGTTCGTCGCCCCGACCGTAAAGCCGGTGACTTGAAGGTCCGACACACGGTCGGGGTTGGAGAGGGTCGACATCAACGGGAGATCGAACGTCCCCGTGATCTTCTGCACCTGCTCCGATTCGGCATCGTCGGTGACGCTGTCGTTTCGGACCGTCTCGGTATCGAGAGTGAAGGTGCAACCTTCGAGATCGGTAAGGTAAGAGCTACCCGCGACACTGAGTGCGGAGATTGCGACAGATTCTGCAGCCATGGTGTTTTCCTAAGGGATCAGAGCTTTCTTGCGCGCGGCGGCGACAGCCCCCTGGACGCGCGACTTGTGGCGTTTGGCGATGATGCCGAGCACATTGCCGACCGAGTAGTAACCGCGGGCCACCATGCGCTTCGTGCCGGTCGGCGAGAGGACGAACTTGGCGTACGGGACGTTGAAACCCATGTCGACCACCCGGTTAGGCCCGGTCTGGACCGTCTGGAAAAACGATCCTCGCAGACGCCCGGTCTGCCGGTTGATCGGTAGCGGCAGGAGCACCCCCTTCCGGATTCGATTTTTCCGGCTGATTGTCGACGGACGTTTGCGCACGATACCGCGCACGCCGGTGGACGGATCGCCCGGATTCTGCCGCCCGAACGGATGCCCCATCGAGCGGAGCTGCCGAGTCGAGACGCCGCCGCTGGTGGTGACAGCGTGGTCGCGAGCGCCCTCTCGCACGAGATAGGTGTGCAGCTCCAGCATCGACATCCGCTGGAGCTGGATGCGTTTCGTGGTTTTAGCGATGATCTGGGCCGGCCGAGTGTAAACGCTCATCAGACGTCCGGGAACGTGGTTCCAACGACCGTCATCGCGACGTCGAAGCCCTTCACCCCGTCCTCCTCCGTGTAGTCGGTCAAATCGAACTGCGACACCCGCACCATCTCGAGCAGCACGTCGCCGCCGCCGCTCCGCAATTTCCCGTCCTGCGGCTGGATCTCGCCGTACAAATCGTTCAGCCTCAAATCCTTCGCCGCCTGGATTGAACCGGACTCCGGATAGGCGAACCTGCCGAAAACCGTGATCGAGAACGACCACGAGTTTTTCCGGACGAATCCCGGCCCCTCCCTCGCGACCCGATCGCAAACCACTGCCGCGCACGGCAGCGCCATGCCGACCAGCGGGCGACCGATAGCGATCCGTCCCGCCACATCCGGCCATGCCGCCTGCGTGAGCTCCGCGAGCCGCCTAAGGATCGCGTCCGTGTTCAGCTGGCTCATACGGGTTGCCTCTCGAGGATGATCTCCGCGTGCCCGAGCACCGGGTCCGGTTTCAGCGCCGGTGCCGATTTAACGGTGAACACCTGATTCTCGAACACGATCTCCGCCATCAGCGGATAGGCGTTGCGATCCACCCACGGGACGAACATCAGAGCGCCGTACCCCGCCTCGATCCCGTAGTTCGTCAGGTCGAGAGTCCTCGGCGCGGTGTCGATCGAAACGCTGCGGGTGACGGAGCCGGATGCGGTCGGGTCCTGCAGGATGCCATCCTCGTCGGCGGTCTGCACGTAGGTCGTGACCGTCACCGAGTGCGGAAAATCGAACTGGTCAGCCATTGCGCGGGATCCTCCGGTAGCGGCTGACGGTGGCGAGGAAGTCGCGGCGGTAGGTCGTCGCGAGATTGCTGATCGCACCGTCTGCCTGTGAGACCGCGTACTCGATCGATCTATCGCCGATATCGCGTTTGCGGACCGCGCCCTGCACGCCGATGCTGGTCTCGATGATCGATGCCGCCGCGCGTTTCAGGATCGCCGCCCGAACGTCGGCAGGATAGGCCGCGTAGGATCCGCGCACGCCGGTCACGACGACCGACCGCATATCCGTAACGCCGCCGTAGCGGAATTCCACCGCGTCGATGGGCCGCGACTGCCCGGGCAGCGTGTACCAAACCGTCTCCGTGTCCGAGCCCCACGCGATCGAGCTGATCGCCGTGTAGCCGGGCAAATCTAAAATCCAGCGTCCGGACGCACCGCTGGGAGGATCGAATGCCGTCTCGCTCTCCGAGCCTGTTGAGAGAAACGGAGATCGGCCCGTGAGCGCCTCGAGCTCGGCCACTGCCGCATCGATCGCGCCCTGAGCGTCGTAGTCGGCGGGAATCTCAGCCCCGCCGAGGTATGGAGTCAAATCGTCGGGGCTCATGTGTTATTTCCTCGCGCGTTTCGGTTTCGGCACCGGAGCCGTCTCGGGCTCGGCTGCGGGTTCTGGTTCCGGTTCCGGTGCAACCGCTGGTGCTGATGCGATGCGCAACTCGGCGAGCTCCACATCGCTCAGCCAATGGATCACACCCGGCGCAGTCTCGACGATGTGCCGTCCGTTGTCTCGTCCTAAAATTTTCATGGGGTTTCAGGCAGGGCGACGTTCGCCGCCCTGCCGAGGTCGTCAGCCTAGAACTAGGCCGTCAGAGGAGTCGGGTCGTTCACCGTCGCGAGGGCGGCGAGGTCCGACTGGGTGACCGGGTTGAGCTCTGCGTTGTACAGGATCACGTACACCGCCTCGATCGCGACGTTCGCGACAGTGCGCTGGTACTCGGCGCGGATGTAGCGGCGCTTCGGCCGGTTGATGTCGAGCGCCACGAATTTCGAGGTGCCGTCGGTCAACGCCGCCTGAGCGATCCGGTCCACCGTGCCCGCGCCGTAGGTCGCGGACGTGGACGAGTTTTTCGCGCGGAGCGTGAACACGCCGCCCGAGGTGACCGTGCCGAGCTGCGCCACGATGGCGATGCCCGTGTAGCCGCGAGTGTCGATTTCGGCCAGCGACGTCACGAACGCGCCGTCGGTGCCTGCCGAGACCGCCCCGGCAAGCCGGGTGATCACAGCGTTCTGGAACAGGTTGTTGATATTCATTGGTTAGAACTCCCTTAGCTCTGCACGCCCACTCGCGCCGCGCGAGGCTGGACGACTCGGCCGCCCATGCGGAATCGGAAGAACCAACCGACCCGGTTTCGGCTCTTCATGTCCTTGTCCTCGACGAGAGGCTCGATCGAGAGGCCCTGCCGCAACGCCAGCGTGTAGAGACGTCGCCAATTGCCGTACGCCATCACGTTGTTCGCGGAGCCGGGGACCGGCATGAACGGCGACACGTCGATCGGAGCGCCAAGAAGCGTGCGCTGCCGAGCGACCGCGAGACCGGAGTCGCGCGAATCGAGACCGAACACGTATGCGGAAGCGCTGTCCTTGATCTGGCCATAGGTCGCCATCGCGACGCTGTTCATTAGCGCACGGGCACCGTCGGCGTACTGCGGAGGCAGTCCGTAAACGAGGTTGATCAGACCGTCGCCCGTAACCGGGTTGCCGATGTTGACCGTCGGGATCTCGCCCGCTGCGCCGACTCCGGTGAGGAATCCGCGCGGCTTGCCGACACCGTCTCCGGTCGTCATGACCTCCTCGACGCCCAGCCTGAACGCGTTCTGCGCCTCCTGGGTCACGATCTGCTCGAGGGCGAACGGGGTGTCGTCTCGCAGGTCGCGAGAAACCTCGACCGTGAAACCGCCGGTCCAAACCGGGATTTCGATGTCGCCCCACGGGATGTCGGTCGCGGCCGCGGCCGGTCCGTTCTCGCCCGTCCACGCGATGCGGACCGGGGACGAGTAGATGTCGTCGGTCGTGTAGTTGATGCGCGGCATCAGGAGCTTGTTGCTCGAGGTCTGCACCACGTTGACCTGGTTGATGAGGCCCGTCGCTTGAGGATCGCGCCGGATAATCTCATCGACCATCTGCGGAGGCACGAGGTAGCCGCCTTGGGCATCGAGTCCTGCCTCGAGATCTCGCATCTGCACTGCAGACGGGCGACCGCTGAGTAGCGCGCGGAACGCTGCGCGGTACGACGGCTCCTGGATCGCGCGAGCCTGGCTATCAGAGATGCCCCATCCCTCGGTGTCGACCTGCTGGTCGCCGCGGATGAGATCGGTGCCCGCTCGGCCCTCGAAAACCGGTGCCGGAGTGTGGAACCCTTGGTTGCCGAATGCGCGGACCTGCTCGGCGCGCTGGGCGGTCTCGATCTCGGATCGCATCGCCTCCGCGCGGGTGAGGGACTCATGGTAGGCCGCGCGCGCCTCGTCGGTGCGCTGCTCGGCCGGGAGCGCCTCGAATTGATCGATGCCGGCCATCAGGGACCGGAACTGCTCTAGGAGTTGGTTCAACATATTGGTTCTAGGGAGCGGTCGTGCGGAGCAGGAACGAGCGCAGCGCGCTGACCCTGTCCGGGGTGTCGTCGATCGCCGGAGCCTCTACGGGGATCTCGCAAGCCTGCGCGAGGTCGGAGAGCGATGAGGCGAGTTCCCGGATCTGTGCGAACCGGTCGGGCGAAACGCGGCGACCCTCGGCCGCGCGTAACTCCCGATAGCCCGAGAACCGGGCGAGGGCACCCGACGCCGCCGCCAGCGCGGAGTCGAGATGGTCGGCGAGCGTCAGCCCGGATCGTTCCTCGGTGAGGATCGATCGGACCGAAGCCGCTAAAGCTTTTGGATTCGAGGGGACGGTCGCGACAGACCACTCGAACAAACGGGTCACGCGCGGGATCGCCCAGCAGTAATCGAGCGCAGCGATCGCCTCACGGTCCAGACCGGGCATCCCGTTATCGTCGGCCCACTGGAGCATCTTCGCGCCGGACGCAAACTCGCGCACCTCGGACCAATCGATCTGGAACCCGATAGACGTGCCCACGCTGAGCCCTGCCGCCATGCGCTCGGCGCATCGCGTGCGGACCCTCTGCGAGTCCGGGTCGCTATGGAACGCCGCCTCGCCGACGAGATCGTTGCCGCGCATCTCGAGCATCGTCGGCATCGCGATCGGCTGCCCCCAGTTGTGGCCGTCGGCGACAAAACCGTCGCGGAGAAACGCGTCGATGACCTCCTGCCGGATCGCGCCGGGCATGATCACCGAGTTGTAGGAATCGGGTGAGCCGAGCACGTTGACCGTCGCCGCGATCGTGCCGTTGTCGCCGTCGCGGACCTCGGCGCGGACCTCATAGGACCTGAATAATGTTTCGTTCATGATGGGTTGAATCCCTCAGCGCCGTCGTCTCGAACCAGTCGGCATCGGCAGTTGAATAAACAGGGCGTGTCGTTAGATCCCGGCACTGCGGGGATGTCGTCGCGGCCGTATGGGGAAGCCTCCGCGAGAATCGGGCAGTCCTCGCACTCCCGCTCGTCGTCGGTGTCCTGCCAGTAGAACTGGGCGGTGTCCGGCGAACCGTCGACGAACCCTCCGTTGGCAGTCCCTCTCGCGCGGCCTGCGTACGATGCCGCCCGCCGCGCCGCCTGATCCTCGCGATCCTCGTACATCCCGGAGGCGATGTCGTTTTGAAACCCGCGCAGGTAGTACGATTCGAGATCGGCAACCGCCTGCGCGACCTGCGCGATCTCCTCCTCCGTGGCCGCATTCCCGCCGAACGTGCGTCCGAGAGCGTACGAATCCGCGTGCGCCCGGGTGAGCGCCTCGTAGCCCACCTCGTACCACTCCTCGAGATCTAGAGCCCCTGCAACCGCCCGAGCCGTCAGCCGCTCCATCTCGGCGATGAACCGCGACACGATCCGCTGAAAATCGTCCTCCGGTGCCGAGGTCGTCGTCGCCGGAGGATCGGTCGGAGGAGCGCTCGCCCGCGTCAGAACGTGGCGTTCGAACCGATCCGCGCGGGTCTCGAGGTCCAGCCACCACGGCCTAGCGGGCACGGGTCCTCGCCGCCATTTCGGCGATAAACGTGCGCGCATCCGGCACAACCGCCTGGCGTCTCAGCTCGTTCGCGTAGACGCCACGGTCGCTCGGCTCAGGCTTCAGCCCTAGCTGCTCCTTCGCCGTGTAGCGATCGATAACGCCAGATGAATAGTTTTTGCGAACTCGGTCGTGCAGTTCGTTCGTTTCGTCGCGGAGCCACGAAACGCGCGACGTGTCCCAGCTCAGCCGGTATTTCCGAGGATCGAGCCCGAACTCGGGCAGCACCTGCCGACCGATCTGCAGCGCATAGCGGTTCAGGTTCGGCAGGAGCGTCATGTTGCCCGCCGCATCCAGCGCCTCCTCGAGGTTCGAGTACGTTTTGCTCGCCGACTCGTGCCCCAGCACCATCGGATCGAATCCCATGGCGGCGCAGATGCGGGTGACGTCCGCGCGGCTGAGTTCGTCGAGACGGAGCTCGGCAGGGCTCCAGGAGTCGCGGAAAAATTCGACCGCTACCGGGAGCGTCATCGATTCGCCGCGAGCGTCCGCGCGGCGCTGCTTCCAGATGTCGTTGACCGCCGCGAGCTGGTCGGGTGTCGGAGGGTTGGCGTCGCTGGCCTTGGGCGAGATGATCGGTCCGGGAGAACCGGAGTTGAGCGCGAGCGCCGCCTGCCACGTTGACCACTCGTTGTCGGCGACCACGCGCCGGATCTCACCGGCGAGTCGAGAGAGTCCGTAGCGCGTGTCCTCGGGATTAATCCCGTCCCGCACGTGGACGATGTCCTCGCGGTTGATCGGCTTGATCTCGCCGGAGAACGCCGGACGGTACTCGTAGCCGTCGATAAGAGAGTCCTGATAGAGCGTGACCGGATGCACGCGCCAGTGGGGCACCCAGACGAGCCCGACCATCCTGCCGCCGTTGTCGCGGCCCTTAAGGAAATAGCCGTCGCCCGCGCAGACGTCGGAGGTCATCAGCCCACGGATCAGGGTCTGGCCGTCGTACCACGGGTTCGGGTTGTCGAGCAGGCCGAGCAGGTCCATCGCCGCCGGTTCCTCGGTGGGCTCCCAGCCGGAACCGATCCGGCGCTCGACGCGCCAGTCGGCCTCGCTCGACGCTCTGCCCATCCAATTGAGGCCGGATGCGACGACTCCGTTCAGCCAGAGGTTGCCCGCCTGCGCCTGATAGTCGATTTTCGCGCCCGGCTGCCAGTAGCGCCGGATGCCGTAGCCGGTGGCAGGTCTAGTCCCGAACAGCGTCGGAAATGTCCGGAGGAGCACTCCGCGTAGATCGAGTTTAGCCATTGATTTTTCGTAGGTCGTCCCAACCTGAGCGGGGAGCCGATAGTTCGGTGAAGGCGTCGGAAGCCGCGTCTACTTGGTCGTCGTGCTTGCCTTGCGGGAACTGGCGAAACTCTTCGATGAAGGCTTTGTTCCAGTCGCCGCGCACAATCCGCACGTTGCCAGCGTTGACCTGGGCAGACAGCGGGTCTGCTCGGTTCTCCTTCGAGCCGGTGACCGGATAGGTCTTCACGCTGAATCCTGCGAGGTTGCGGGTGAACGCCTTAGCGCTCTCCTTTCCTGCCGCGCCGGGGTCTTGCGGACCTCTCACGCGGACGCTCCGACCGTCGAGTTCTGCGGTCTGCCGAATCGTGCGGTTGCGCTCGTCGGTGTCCCACTGCCCGCGCACCACGTCGGAAACGTAGTAGATCCCGTCCTTGTCGGGCCCGCACATTCTCACGCCGACCGTCGGGTCTGAGTCGCGACCACCGCCGCCCATGTCCCAAGCCCTCGCGGACGGGAGACCGGAAGGCGCGGATTCCACAATCCCGAAACTGGAAACCTTGAAGAAAGAACCTTCCCTCGGAGTCGGGTTCTGCTGGTACAAGGCTTCGAAGCTTCTGCCACCCAAGACGGCATGGATGCGGTTCAAGTCCTCGACCGAATAGCGTTCGGGCCAAAGCGCCAAGCCCTCATCGGAAATAGCGGGAAGCTTTAAGACCGTCCATCTTCCCGGCTCCGAAGCGACAGCCCTCGCACCGAGGTCGTCTTCGTGCCAGAGCGTCATGACGAGGACTATCGCCCCGCCCGGTTCAACACGGGTGTACAGGTCGTCCCGGTACCAGTCCCAGACCTTTTCGCGGTACGTCTCACTGTCCGCGTCTTCTCGCCTTCGGATAGGGTCGTCTATGACGATGCGGGAGAAGCCTGTTCCAGTCGGAGGGCTTCCGACGCCGCGAGCCATGTAAAGCCCGCCTTGCGGGGTCGCCCACTCATCCGATGCGGCTTTATCGCCAGATACTAGACCCCTCTCTGAGGCTAGGTTCCTCGTCCGTCGTCCAAACTTCCTCGCGAACCGTTCGTTGTATCCCGTCACCAAGACGTTAGATTCGGGGTCCGCTTCGAGGCAGTAGAGCGGATATCTGACCGTGACCGTCTCGGACTTGCCGTGACGTGGTGGCATGTGGATGGCAAGCCGGTCAATCTCTTCGCGCTCTACCGCGTCTAAGTGTTCTGCAATGAGACGGACGTGTTCGGGAACCGTCCAAGAATTCGGGACCGTTGCCGCGTACCAGTCGAGATAATCCGGTCTCTCTGCCTTACGGTTCTTCTGGAGCCGTGCGGACGCCTCGCGTTCAGCTAGCAGGATTGCGTCTTCAAGACTTGGCACCTAGCTCCTCTTTCAAGCGGTACAGGAACCGCTTGCATTCCGTCTCTCCAGGCAGGAACTCGGGCAGTATCCGACCGATGGCGAGGAACACTTCCGTGTCGCTCACGTCGTGCTTGATGGTGCTCTTAGGGGAGCCGATAAGCTGGTTCAGAAGCCACTCGATGGTGGCACTGCTGTTGCTCGTCACTGCGACTTCGTGGAGCCGGGTGACAACGTCGTCCAAGAGGGACTCGGAACCGGGAAGTTCGCCCGGCCTGCTGATAATCCTTTCAAGGAGTTCTGCCCGAGACGGCAACGCTTGGCCTTTTGGTCTGCCCGGTCCTCCGCGCTTAAGGTTTTGTGGGTTCCCTTTTGGGTTCGCCATTCGAATTCCTTTCGATTTCCTTTCGAATTTCCCGAAAGCTATTTCACATCGAGTCGCGCAACGATCCGACCAGGTCCGAGGCTCATCCCGTCGATGAACCCAAGCGTCGCGAGGATCGACAGTGCCAACTCCGCGCTTTCGCTCTGCTGGTTGTTCAGCGTCGCCGCGTAAATGAGCGCGTTCTTCGCGAACGGCAATGTAACGCCGATTCTCAGCCTCATTGCGCCACCCCGATACCGAATCCTGCCACCGCACCGGAAACACCGCCAGCGATCCAGCGGCGGAACGCTAGGCTCCAATCGAACATAGCGTCAGCCTCAGCGTGCTTCCACGCATCGAGGTCGGCGAGCAGTGCGCCGAGAAATCCAGACACCGCTCCTAAAACGAGCTTCTTGTAAAAATGATCCATAGCTGTTATGCGGCTACCCGCGATTCGGATACCGGGTTGAATTCGTTTCTCAGTGCCCTCAGGAACCTCACGCCCTGGTCCACGTCGTGGAACACGTGGACAAAACCCTCGTCGCTCGCGCTTGGGTCCACCACCGCCATCACGCTAGGGCTGATCGTCTCGTCGTCGAAGCCGCTGGCGTCCGCGTAATCGTCGACGCGCTTGTACGAACCGACGCGAACGGCATGACCGATCCTTCCGGTGACTCCATTTTTGGTGATGGTCACCGCGCTGGTGTGGATGTGGGCACCGATCACCAGATGGGCGGGACTTCCGCGGTACACCCGCTTCAGCTGTCCGTGGGAAGCGTTGTACATCGAATTACCCTTGTGGGTGTGCCTCGCATCCACCACGAAAGGTCTTTTCCCGTCGGGTGTGTTGACGGTGAACATCCCGCCATGCGAAACGCCCAGCACCCCGTGCTGACGGCAGAGTAGTTCCGCGACCGCGGACCACTTGTCGTGGTTCCCGAGGATGATGAACAGCCAATCGAGAGCTTTGATGAGCCACTCCATGAGCTTTTCCTCGTCGCCTTGGGTCGTCGTCTGCGACCCGTACAAATGACCCAATGCGCGGACCCAGTTATTGGTAAGATCGCCCATGTTCGCCCCATAGACGTGGGGCTCAGACCTGACTAGATCGAGGTCGTAGCACAGCTTCTCGATGTCGCATCCGTCGTCCCCCGCGTGGGGATCGCCGAAGAACAAAATGGCGTAAGGCCCGTTGTGGGGCAGGCTGATCTGCACCGAGCGCGTGCCGTCCGCGCTAGCCCGTTTGCGCTGGAACGCCGACGCGTTGTCCCTCAGCAGGGTGTCTAAATCTCTCGAGCGAGAGGGAATCTGGCTGACCGCCGCCTTCTCCTTCAGGCGGTTGCACCCGAAGCGGATGCCCATCGTTTGGGCTTTTAATCTGACCGCCGCGCCAGTTCGCCCGACGTCCCGCGCGATCTCGTCGGGATCGTCGCCCCGCGAGTAACGCTCGATCAGGATCGCTTTCTCCTCGGGGGTCCACTGCATCGACATGGTTTAGCCCCCCAGTTTCTCCGCGCAACCGACGTAGCCCGCGATGTCCACCCAAGAATCCTTGTGCTCCGGTGTGTTGACTAGCCGCGCAACCTTGAGCTGGATCATGCAAAGCGCAACTTGCTCCGGTGTGACCCCGACGCCTAGAACGACGCTCCAAAGATCGGCAATGCGCTGGAAGTTCTCGCTGACGGAGCCGTAATCCTTTGCCCGGTCGCCGTTGATCAGCTCGTCGGCAGTCTGCAGCCACGTCATCGTTTCTCGATCCGCTCCAATCGGTCGGTCAAATGGTCAACCGCGTTTTTCAGCCCATCCAGCGTGGATTTAAAGTCTGTCAGGAGTTGCGTCAAGGCTTGACGGTCGCTGTTCCACGCGTTAATCACCGTCCACAGGAGCACTCCCGCGACGAGCGCCCACGGTCCCGATTTGCCTAGCTCGACGAGAAAGCTCTCTGTCATGCGACCTCCAAGCGGTATTGGTCAAACGCTTCAGCAATCCTCTTGTTGGCGATGGCGAGGTACTCAGGCTCCCTTTCTATGCCGATAAACTCCCTGCTTTCAAGAGCGCAAGCGACTCCCGTCGTTCCGCTTCCCATGAACGGGTCGAGGACTACCGAGCAGACCGGCGAGACGAGACGGACTAGATAGCGCATGAGGTCAATCGGCTTGACCGTGGGGTGGTTGTTGAACTCCCCTCTTTCGGAGCGCGAAGCCTTGGGGCAGTAGAAGAACCGGGACCATTCTTTGCCCTCTCCCGCTTCTTCGTCCATGATGACGTTGGCGGGCCAACGGCCAACATACTCCTTAGGGTCGCCTTGCGTCCCCCGCCTAGCTTCCGCCGTGCCGGGCCTCCCTAGCCCATTCCCGTGGCAGGCCTTGAAACTCGTGAACGATGCGTGACGGACCTCTTCACCCACCCGGCACCCGTCAATGTTCAGGCCGCCCACTCCATGCGCCAGCACGTTTGCGGCCACGGTCCCGCATAGCGGCTTCCGCGCCACGCAGATAGGCTCGTGGGCCGGTTTAAGGGCCGTACCCCAGCCGTCCCAGGCTTTAGCGGCCTCGGTAGCGGGGGCGGTGATGAAGTTGTCCCCCATCATCGCGCCATAAGTGCCAGCATCCTTTCCGGTCCTCTTGCACTGGCTGATTACTTCGCGTTCCGCGCCTGCCGCCTTGTCGATGGCCTTCGACACGTCCAACGACTTCGGGAAGCCTGACCCGTAGATCCACATGATCTGGTCGCGAATCTCAAACTCCGCATCTTCGATGGCCGACGCCATGCGGTGATAGGTCCGGCTCCCGGAAAACGCGAGAAGGTGGCCGCCGGGCTTCAGGACGCGGAGGCATTCCCGCCACAGTTCGACGGAATAGGCGATCCCGCTAGCGTCCCACGCCTTCCCCATAAACCCAAGTTCATAGGGCGGGTCGGTCACAACCGCGTCAACCGTTTCGGACGGGATGCCCTTCAACGCTTCGAGGCAGTCGCCGCCTACTAGGTCGAACCTCATTTCATCGCCTCACGAACCTGCTTTCGGAGGATGCCGAGATTGATGGACGCGCACAGCGGTTTGCCGCTGTCGAAATCGG